TGATTGTGTTTTATAACTTCTTGATACTTTAGTAATAATCATGTCTTCTATTGTTTCGACAGTAGAAATTGTGCAAAGTGTTTTCTTTTGCCACAACTCCACTATCTGTTCATAAATACTTTCAGCGTTTTTTGTTGCCAAATCAGTTAAAATTACTGAAATACTATATTTTCTGTTGCTATGCGATACATTACTACTTATTAATGTGCTATCCCTATCTTCGAGCGAGTGTGTTTTAACACTGCTTCCCCTCTCGTCACTTTTAATTTGTACCCATTCAAGCGGAATATCGTTGATTTTACATCTGTCAGCCTCTTCAAAAAGAGCGTATCCGTATTTATCTTGGAAAAATTTATTAATTTCATTGGGATAAGCGAGAGCAATGCCATAAGCAGTTGCTCCAGCAGTTCCCAAAAAACTATTCAAGCCCATACTGTAACCTTTATTTTTTGCTCCTTCATAAGCCATTTTCCCGAAAAAATTGCCTTTTAATTTTCCCTTACTGGCGTTTAAATTGTTAAAGTTCATTGTCTAACCTCCCATTGCTATAAATTTCTCCTCAAAGAACTCTCTCAAGATTTCTTTAATTGTTCTTTTTAAATCTTTAGTATCTCCACCTGTATTTTCAATAACCACAGTTGGTGCAAATGTGTATTGATTATTTCCACCACTGCTTTTGCTTGAACCAGAACTTGACTTTTTGCTGTCAATTGTTTTTTTAGAAGAATTTCCAAATTGATCTCTCATCATTCTTCTTGTTGCTTCTGCTGTCGAAATTCTCGTACCTTGCGGTAAGTTCATAGTAATTTCTTCATTAGCTAAAAACTGTTGTCCGCTTGGCAACCTAATCATTTCCGCACCTTTTTCGGCAACTGTAACTGGTCCACCTTCCCAAGATTTATCCCCTATATAACGCCCTTTTCCGCCACCAAGAAAACTCAACCAAGAAGGCGGTTTGATTTTAAAAGCACCTGCAATTTTCCCAGCGATTTCACTTACTTTTCCAGCAAGTCCATCAAAGAACCCTTTAATCGCATTAATTGCTCCCTGAGCAATACTTTTTGCCTTATTAAATCCTTGAGTAAAGAATACCGCAACCTTATTAACAACTGCTCCTATCGAATTTATAACTCCTGAAATCACAGCTAATATTGCTCCCATAACGCTTGCAACTACTCCAATTATTGCTGAAAACACCCCAATTACAACTCCAGCAAGTCCAGCAAACACTCCGATAACTATTTGAACAACTGGAACTATTGCAGAAATTAATACGGCTCCTATTTGTAACACAATACTGATAATAGGCATTAAAGCTGTTCCGATTTGGATTGCCAAATTAACGATTACAGCAAGCGTTTGTAAGATTGGAGCGAGTGCTGGTGTTAGCATAGTTACGATTTGCATAAATCCGCTAAAAGCCATACTAAGCATATTCCCAATACTTCCTAAATCAAGCGAACTCCAAAACGAGTTAAAGGCATTCATAATGTCTCCAAATATTTGGTTTATTTGTGCGAAATTAATTCCGCTTATCATTTGCCCAACTACTCCTGCAACTTTTCCAGCAAGAGAAATAATGCCGTTTAATGCTCCTGCGATTCCGTTTGTAAGTCCTTCTCCGCCAACTCCGCTAAATGCTTGAGATATAGTTTGTCCTATGCCTTTTAAAGGTTCTAACAATGGTGCAAAATTTAATTTTCCAAAAATATTTAATATTCCGTCCAACGCTCCATTAGCCATTCCAGCAAATCCAGTAAATGCCCCTTGTAAATCTTGAGCCATTTTTTGTCCCATAGGAGTATTCAACAGCTGATTCACTTTAGTAAGTAATCCATCCATGGCTTGCTGCCCTGCATTTTGTGCTTGCTGCCAAACTTTACCAAAAGTTAATGGCATTTGATTATATTTTGCTTCTATATCATCAGCACTTCCTAGCACAGCTTTTTTGATTACATCGGATGTAATTTTCCCTTCTGAACCTAATTTTTTAAGCTGTGCCATAGACACTCCCATTGATTCCGCTATTTTTTGAGCCAATATCGGAGCATTTTCCATTACGGATCTAAATTCATCTCCCTGCAACTTACCTGATGTCATAGCTTGATTCAACTGATACATTGCAGCACTAGCCTCTCCTGCCGAAGTTCCAGATACTTTAAATGCTTTGTCTAGTGTACTTGTAAATTTAACTGCTTCTGCATCATCAAATAATCCTTTTGTAAGCATTTTTAATTTAGCGATTGAATCAAGTTGTTGCCCATAATCTGCCCCACTCTGTTGAGACGCTACAAATGTTTTTTGTTTCAATCCAGCAACGTCATTTGTTACCATTCCAAGCCTTGAATTTCTAAGTGAATTTTCATCAGATGCTTTGGCTATCCCTGCAAAACTAAGTCCACCAGCAATACCACCAATTGCTCCTAATTTTCCGAGCAATCCACCGAGTTTCCCTATTATTCCTGTTATTTTGCTACCAATTTCTTTTAATTTTGAACCAAATTTCTTAAGATTTTCAGGTTTAAATGCTCCTTTTATTTTTTCGCCTAACTTCGGAAAAAGATTACCTAATGAGCCACCTACACCTTTTAAACTATTAAATTTGTCACGAATTGCATCTAGTCCCGACGCTGCTCTTTTACCAATTAACGGTATTTTTTCAACTCCATTTATTAAACTATTAGTAAGATTTTCAAACTTAAAATTTTGAATTTTGCTTTGTAATTGCGATACGCTAGGAATCAAGCTAGCCATTTTTGATTTTAATTTTTCAAATCCCGAACCACCAACTTTATTTCCCAATTTTGACAATTTTTCTTCAACTTTGGTTGCAGCTGGCAGTAAAGATTGCATTTTTGATTTTAATTTGTTTATTGGGCTATCTTCAGCTTTTACACTCAACAATATTTCTAATTTATTTCCACCAGCCATTTTATCCCTCCTTTTCCTCAAAATCCATTATTGCTCTACACCATTGGAAAAACCTAACATTATCCATATCCAAAACAATGTTAGGGTCTTTTATTTTCCTTTTTATGATAAATTCCCATTTCATTTTAATCATAGGGTCATTGTATTGCTCCTCTGCTATTTCAAGGTCATGTTCAATTTTCTCTTCTTGTTCTCTTTGGGCTTACCCATGTAATCAATAATAGCCACAACTAATTCAAATAATGCTTCCTCATCGTATTCAAAAAAATTAATTTTTCTCGCCTCATTCGGTTTTTCAACCATTTTAGGCAATACAGTTGTTGCAAACAATGTGACATCCTTATCTGTCAAGAATTTTGTCAGAGCATTTGTGTAAATCTGATAATTTTGAGGTTTAGTCAATCTGAAATCAAATTCCTTTAACGTTCCTTCTGCATCCACATATATCTCTTGCCCTTTAATATTTAATCTCCCTAGATTATCAATAAACACATTGTTTTCTTGCTCTATTTCTTTTTCTTCTGTTCTTTCATTTATTTTGTCTGCCATTTTCTATATCCTCCTAAACTTTTTCATCATATTTCGCACACTGAATTGTGTATTCAATGTCAACATCTTTTGTATTGTTTTTTCTTTCTCCGCCTTTTTGAACGGATAGTCCCCGTCCCTCTCCGACAATTTTATTCATTCCTGTGTTGTCGATGTATGTACATGTCCCAAGTTTGCTGTCAGGATTTTTGTTGCACTTAGTTAAAAATATATCGTCGTCACTTCCTTTTATTGTTGTGACTTTTATTTCTCTTTTAGTAGTTCTTGTCTGAATCGTAGGAACATTTCCTTTTATATCAGGGTCTCCCATTGTATGAGAGTCCTCTGTTGCATTATTTATTATTTCTTTAGCTTCTTTAATCATATATGTTCCTATTCCTGGAAACGTTATGATTAAATCCACTTTGCTTAAATCTATCGACTTTTCCAAAAAATCGTTTGCCATTTTCTACCTCCTATTTTGTTATCGGTTCATCATGCCACACTAATTCAACATCTATTTCTTCGATTTCTGTTGATAATGTAAAATTAATTTTTACATTTCTTAACACTCTGTTAATATAATCATCTACAGTTAAACCTGTGGTTGCTGATGTATCTTCTATATTTGGAACAGTTACTTTAAATAAATATTCTCCATTGTTACTCTTCGCAAACGCTCCTTGCTTCCCTAACTCTGTCATTGTTCTTATCAATGTGTCTTCAATACTCGGAAGTCCATCGGAGTCCATTGTTGTATTTTTACGCATTATTAATAATCTGTGTAAATTAGTATCCACAGCATGAGTTATAGCATCTATTTTAATGGTTTGGTCTGCGTGAGTTATTCCGTCGGCACACCACGAACCACTTGTTACTGCATTGAATCCAACTACACTCTCTGTATAATTGATAAACATTTCATCAAGTTTTGATGATTTTGTTGTATCGTTGCAACTTGGGTCTACTCCTAATATTCTTCTATCTGCCCATCTCCCATTTATCCCTTGAACAAACGTCCATGCTGGCAAACCAAATATATCAAGATTATCTTTTCCGTCAGTTCCGTACATGTAGTAAATTCTTTTACTTTCTCTAATATTAAGTGGCGTTTTTTCTCCGTCTGTATTAAGAACTACTCCAAATTTTCCTGTTCTTGTTAGATACTTAGATAACAAAGCAATAAATGCTTTATCGTAGAAAGTTACTACAACTCCATAAAATTCGCCTTCTGGTAAACTGTTTAAAAATGCTTCGTTTGGTGCTGTTTTCCCTACACAATACCACTGTTCAGGCTGTAATCTATTACCGTCAAAATCCTCTTGTGAAAGGAATGTATTTATCCCTTTATACATCAAAGAAGTATTTCCAAAATCTGTTTCCACTTCTTTTAAAGTCGTATATCTTTTATAGTCCTTGTCTGCTTCTTTAGTAATAAATAAAATTTTACTAAAATCTCCCATCATTAAAGGCTTTTTAGGTCTATTTACTACTACTTTTATTTTTCTTCTAGCCATTACTTACCTCCGTTCTTACTTCTACATCTTTTATTAATTGTCTTGTTCTTTCACTTGATTCTCGCCAGTTCATTTCTACATCAAAACTAAATCTGTAAATGTACTGGTTGCTCTCAAGGAAAGTTAAATCTTTTATTTCTATATCATCATCACTTAACCCGAATCCATTCCTAACTAAGTCGTGTCTTTTCTTAAATACTATAACCTCAAGCAATTCACTAGCCATTTCTTCTGCTCTTGCCTGTGTTGGAGCATAAAAATCAAATTGTAAATAAGCGATAACTAATCTTAAAGCCTTTTCCTTAATTTGTGTGTCTGTTGTTTCAATAGTTCTATATGCGCTATATGTCGACTTATTAAGACTTATAGCGTGCATAACAGCACATTCCGTTGGCTTTTTAGCTACATAATTATCACGAATAACTTGAAAATCTACGAAACTGGCTAACAATTTTCTCAATACTTCGTTTTTCATTCTTGCACCCTTTCAATATAATAAATTCTAAGTTCATCGTGTTTCATATAGTTCTTAGCCGTTGTCACAATATAGTTGTTTCCCTCAAATTCAATTGTATTTTTCAAGCCAATATCAATATAACAATATATCTTTTTACTATCTAAAGTTACTTGTATTCCTTGATCCGCAAGCATTCTTATATCTTGCCTGTTAAGATTAAATACTGCTCCCTCAAACTCTAAACTTTCATCAACTTCAACCAGTTCCGAATTAATCCACTTGCTTGTTCTTTTTGATATTTTGCATTTACTAAAAAATCTCTTTGGTATAAATGTTTTATGTGCCATTCTATGCCCCCACAATCTCATAATTGATCGAATTATATAGTGAGTGAGTGTCCATAAGTGGTTTACTGTGTCCTTTTTTCTTTATAGTTTGCGGATTAAGTGCTGCAAAGTTACCGCTTGCTATTGTTTTTTTGATTTTTTGGACTACAAATGTTCCTAGATTTTCATAAGCCTGTTGCCCAGTCATTCCACCTTGAATAATTTGTTCAACTTGACTTTTCATGTATTCCTTTATTTCATTTTGTGCATTTGCAGTACCTACAGAAAGTCTAAAAAAAGGTCTTGGCGGAATGCCACGGCTTGTACCGTATTCATTGAAAATGGCATAATCTTGAACCGAAACACCGTTATTACTCCCATCTCCTAAAACTCCAACTTTAACAGCATGAGAATTCAAATACTTCAGTTCCTTATCCAGTTTTTCTAATACTTCTAATTCATATACAATTTCAGCCATATATTCGCCTCACAATACTCTCAATTTTTTCTCTCTTGTTACTTGCAAAATCTACAAATGAATAAGAAATATCATCAATCTTATAAGTTTTATACTTGCTTGGTTCTTCGTCCATACTGTTTATAAAATCATTTAAAAGCATAGATATTTCATATTTCAGCCAGTCTGGCAGTTCATCATATCCAGCTTTATAAGTTACTTCAATTTCTTTTTCTTTTGTATTGCAAGGACAATTACTAAAATTAACAAACTCAATATAATTCCCACGACTTTTATATCTATCATTGAAATCAATGCCCACAATTTCAACAACTGGACGTTTATTCAAGTAAATTCGCTTATTATAATCATAATTCTCTGTAAGTGTTTCAACTTCCAATTTATATCCAGTTACATTTTCAATCTGACTAATCGCAACGCTAAGCAAGGTTTCAACCTTAGCCAATTCTTCATCAGCTAAGGTCTTGCCTGTTATCCTTTTATAGTCTTCAACAGTAATAAGCATTCAAAACCACCTCTATTTTACTTTTAACGGTTTAAAAGCATTTGGTCTTAACACTTTTCCTCCGATTCTTATTCTTGTATAAATTTCTGTAATTCCTTCATTTACTTTTCTGTTTGTTTCTTGTTCAAAATCATTCTTTATGTAGTATCCGTAACCTTTTTTGAAGTCACAGAATATTGCAGGGAATTTTCCAGTTGCTATATCATCTAAAAACTCATCAACAACCACTTCATAACCATTGAATACCATTGTTGCACCGTTATGGATTGTACTCCACAATTGTCTATCCGTTGTATCTTTCCATAATTTCATTTCTTCATACATTTTTAGAGAGACATAGTATTTGGCATTTTTTCTATATTGTTTTTTCATTCCTGTTTCCAGTTTTACCATATCTTCCCAAGTTACTTTTCCAGCTGTAGTAGATGTTACTGCATTGGCTTTTACATCAGCATTTGTCATAAACCCTTCAATAAACTGGTCTGCTGTTTCATTGTATGTTCCATTTATTGTTAAATCACTTAACGTTATTCCAAAATCTTCTGCAACTGCTTCTTTAATTTCGCCAACTAAATCAGCAAACGCATCTTCCCTAGCTTCATCTGTCAATGGATATGGAACTTGTCTTTTCCCAGCTTTTATATCAATATATGTGTAACTTATTTCTCCACTTTGAGTATTTCCAACACCTTCTTTCACAGCTTGGTTTTTAGGAGTTATTTCATTTCTAATCGGTACTCTTCTGTAGGATTCCTTACCTGTATAAATTCTTGCGTTAAACAAAAATGGAGAATTTTCTTTTATTTCTTTTAAAATTTCTCTTTCTAAGGCACTTGGAATTAATACGGCAACTTGTGTACTAGATATTGCTTTTGCAACCCTTAAATTTCCAGCTTCTCCAGTTCTTAGAAATTTTTGCAACGCTTCAGTTTCTTTTTTCTCTTCTGTTTCAGGGTTAGATATATCTTTTTTCATAACTTCATCTAACGTTTTCTCCATTTTTTCAATTTTTTCTTCCAGCTCTTTATTTTTTTTCAAAGCTCCAGTTAAATCTTCATTTGTTTTTTTAATATCCTCTGTGTTTTGTTTCATTCCTTTTTCAAAATCTTCAATATTTTTTGGCATATTATCATCTCCTTTATTTTTATTTATATTATTATCGCCTTTTACTGTTTGCACAATCGCTCCAGGTACTGCACCTTTTAACACAATGCTACCTTCCACAACCTCAAACTCTTTAATAAACCTTACATCCACATCTCCTTTATCTGTATTGAATTTTCCAAACTCACGGCTTTTGATAAGTCCGCCTACAGACATTTGATAATTCGCACCTTTTTTCATCATTGAATATACTTTTTGAGCTTCTTTGTTAAGTGCGTTTCCGTTATCGTCTGTAGATAAATCTAATTGTCCTATAAATTTAAGATTTCCTTGTTCATCTTGATGTAATTTCATTACTCCTAGTTCTCGTTCCCAATTGTGCATATGCAATAAGAAATAAGTTTTATCCTTATTTACTTTATCTAACGATTCCTTAGTAAATACATCGCTATAAGCATCTAAAACACTATGTGTTACTAACTGCCCTTCGATTATCCCTTTTTCTGTTTCATTTTCCTGTTTCAAAGTTAAACCAACAGACATACTTTTTTCTAATTTTTCTGGCATTTTTACCTCCCTATATCAGTTCACAATGGCAATTAATTATTTCGCTCGCTGGTGCTCCCAACTGATGTGGATGTTTAAGTCCACAACTAAAAGTTTCATTCGCTGGGATAGTTTCTTTATCACATTTCAAATGAGTTTCTCTGTCAGTTTTTCCGCCACCAACGTGCCACCAAGTCTTTTCCAGTCCTGCCTGCTCCAATCCATTGTGATACGTTGTTGTTGCAGTAGTGGCTGTCTCAGTTCTTGCAATAATCATTGCCCTTTTCTTTTCCATACCTTTTACTTTTTGAGTTATCTCTTTTGCAATATCCTTTATGTTTGTTCCTCTTTCCTGTCCACGAACTATGATTTTATTTAAAATATCTTTCGTGGTTTTAGTAATATTTGTTACCTTTTCAGCAATTACCTTTTCACTTAACGCTTTTAATGTTTTGTTTTTAACTGCTGGAATTAATTTTTCATCAATGCCACGATGTGTAACAAGAAAATTAGATGTTTCACTTACTGTTTCGAGTATCCCTTTTTTTAATTCATTGAATAATTGACTGCTAAACGTTTCCCAGGCAAATTCACTCAAAAACATTTGTTCGTTCACATCAATTTCTCCACGTAGCTGTTTGAATACTAATCTTAATCTATTAAATTGCTTTAATATCAACCTGTTTCGCATTTTCAATTGCCTTTTTGCCAATATCTTTTTTTGTGAGTTAGTCAACTTAACTTTCTTCGTTTTCCGCTTCTTCTTTGCCATCGTCTTCCTCCTCAACTGGTTTTACGTCTTCGTATATTTCTTTGAGTGGCGTCATTGATGTACTGATTAAAATATCATCTCCATTTTCAATTGGCGGATATTCAAGCTCGGCTCTTTTTTCGTTTATTGTCAGATAACTAAGATTATTAAGCATTGACATTTTCTCTTTTCTATCTTCTTTCAGCACTCCAATCGTACTTGTATCAAAATCTATGTACTCGTTGCTTTCTAACTTATCTTTCATTATATTATTAAGATACTCGGCTATTTGTTCAACAAGTGGTAATATATTTTCAGTGTACAAATCTTTTTTGGCTTCTTTGTAATTGCTGAATTTACTGTTTGTTCTGTCTCCAATCAAGATACTAGGCACATTCATTACTGCCGCAGTAGTATTCCGTATCTCGTCCATAGCATTAAGAAAATCAAAATCTTGCGGAGAAAAGTCCGCCTCTTTTATTTCAGCACCTTCTCCATCCAAAATAATCGGTTTTCCTACGTTTCTAGCACCGCTATTCTGTTCGATTTCATCTTTAATTTCCTTTTTCTTAAAAACATTCAGGAACTTTTTAACAATAATTATAAGATTCCTCTTACCGCCATTTTTCAATATGCTGTTATTCCATTGCATTATGTAGCACCAGTAATTATGCAAAGCTGTCAACGATTGCACCTTGCTTATTCCATATCCTGCTCCAGCGATATTATCATAAATATTCACTCCCTTGATATAATGAAACATCTTTAAATCTTCGCCCTTGTATTCCTTGCTGTTAATTCTTATTGATTTGATACCATTTAATACATTCTTATTATCATATTCAATATGATAAGAGCCTTTTTTAAATAAAATCAATTCAGCTTTTGTAAATAAATCAACTCTCATTACAAGCAGTTCTCCAAACAAGATGTAATATAAAGCAAAATAATTAATAAATTGGTCTGTATTAAGTAAAGAATTAGGATTTTGTAATGTATTTAACACATAACTGCTTTTTACATCTTTCACATTATCGCTATATCCTTTTTTATATGTTCCCCACTTTAAGTTGTTTATTGCTTCATTTATTCTTGTAATAGCCGAACTTGTAAATGGATTTTTATACAACTGGCTCAAAAACTTTTCAGGATCTTCCTCTCCAAGAGAATAATTGTTTATAAATTCTGATAACGTAACTGGTGACCTAGTGCTCCAAAATCCTTTTGAAAAAATATTAAGTCTCATTATCCACCTCCTTGTTTTTGTAATAATGTTTATTGGAAGTATAAGGCGTATACTCACTTATTCCGTATTTAATTGCGTCAAATGTATGCGGATCTATATTAAAAGGTTTTTTAGTTTTAGGGTTTTTGGCAATTAATCCGTCTTTGTTATAAAACCATTTCATTTCAGTTAATTCCCTGTATGTATTAGGGCATACATTTTTATCAATAAATATATTTCTGAATGACTGTATTTTTCTTACTCCTGCTTTACTCATATCAGTCGTTTTTTTTACTGAATTAATCAAAAGTCCATTCATATTGTAAAAAGTAATTGCTTTTGGCTCTGAACTATCAGCATATATTACTTCGCCTTCTTCTATCATTTTGTGCATAATTTCCATTTCCATCATTTCGGGATCTGTCAAATGATTGTCGTAAAATTCTTCGTAGATATACAAATCGTTCAACTCTTCATCAATTACCATTCTTACAATAGCGTTATAAGAATGTTCAAATCCAAAATCAAACCCAGTAAATCTATTCCATTTGCCTTCGATTATTTTTTCTATTCTGCTTTGTTCCATATGATGTAAATTTCTAAATAACGTATCTCCAGCACTTCCAAATCTTCCTAACGTCTTTATCGCTCTTAAATAGTTATCTGTTTCAGTTTCCAAGTCTGCTATGAAGTTGTCAGGCAAGAATTTGTTGTCTGTGTATACTGAATGATGTAAATATATATTTTCTGTAAATATACTTCCGTTTTTCAATTGTGTTACATCTTTTAACTTTATTATCCTTTTCTCATAAATATCATTTTCTTGCATATTAAATTTATTTAATAGTCCAACCAAATATTTATAAGTCCATACGCCATATTCGTTTGGATTTGTGGTTAAAATCATAATGTTGCAATTTTTGACACTTCTTAATCTACTTTTCAACTCTTTGAATGATTTAAAATCAATTTCATCGCATTCTTCAATCCAAATAGTGTCGATGTCTTTAATTGATTTAATTTTTCTTACATCATCCAATCCTCTAAAAATAAACTCGCTTCCAGTAGCAATACATTTAATACTAAGTGGACTTGTAGTTATATAAAAATATTGTTCCAATCCTAACGTTTCAATGGCACTTGTCAAATCGGCAAAACAACTCCCTCTCAAATTTTCTTTTACTTGTCTTACTACTAAGATTTTTCTTTTTTCTGTTGCTGATTTTATTATCAATTTAAAGGCTGCAACATAAGATTTTCCGCTTCCGTATCCACCAAGCATAAAATATATATGATTTTCGTTATCTTTTATTAAATCTTTGAAATGTTTATTTATTTTAGTTTTTATTCTCATACGTCTATCAGCTCAATTTCTATTTTGTTGTCAATCTTATCTATGTTAGTCTTAGATTTCTCGATTTCTAATTTCTCTCTTGATATTTCCTCTTCAGCAAGCTGTCTATCAATCTCAAGCACTTCGTAAGCAGTCAACATCTTACCAGTTCGCATTAAATCATTTCCCATTTTTTTAATAGTTGTGTACGCTTTTTCGTATTCTTGTACTTTTTTAGTATCCATTTCTTGTGAATTTATTTCTTTGGTTGCTCTTACTACCAAATTTGCTTTTGCGGTTTCTGTCCCTTTTAGTATCCTGTATAATTCGCCTTTATAAACTTCTTCGACGATTTTTTCAAGATATTTTTCTGTACGTTCTTTTCTCAGCTCCCTTGCATTTTTTGTTTTTCTGCTATAAGTGCGTTCTGAAATGCCATACTCGGACATTATTTCTTGTTTGCTTTTACCTTCCAAAATATCCCTTTGTATCTTTATTTCTTTTTCATTTGCACCCTTTTGCTTTTGGGGTGCAATTTTCTTTTTTGGGGGTGCATTAGTTAAGGGTGCATTTATCTGTTTTTTTTTCCAGCCTTCTCTTTTTCTCCAGCTCTTCACAGTGTTGATGCTTTGATTGTATTTTCGACACAGTTCTGTGATTCCTACACCATTTTCGTATTCCTTTCTTAACAGATCTCGTAAGTCCTGCTTATCCATTTTTATACTCTTCCCAATTTACAGTTTTTCCATTTATCTTTATTTCTTCCTCTCCTGTAAATTTTAAATATCTTT